TTTGGTTGAGGGACAAGTTGCGGTTGGTTGCGGCGGTTGAAGCGTCGCCACCAACATCCACTTCCGCGCTGTGGAAAGCGGCGGAACCATCGCGAGTGATGGAATACATGTCGTGGTCGGTGAGCAAGTCAACACCTGCTTGAGTGGTGGTCATCACGGCAGGGTCGGAAGTGATTCGGTCAAGCGATTCAAAGTCGTTGCCTGCGGTGGTGGTGACATCCTGCAAGAGCATTCGGTTGATGTGTTCAGCGTGATGCTTACCCATTTCTTCCTTCAACACGGAGCGCACATCGCCCATACCGTCGTCCTTGTCGGAAAGGAACATGCTCACTTCGGACAAGTCAAAAGTGTGCGCGACAGTCTTGGGCTTTGCGGCCACATGGAGGAACTCCGGCTTGGAGGTGTCGGGAAGAACGCCGTTCTCGGCAATGCCGCCACCCTTCGTGAACGAAGCGCGCTCCGTGAGGATGCGCCATCCACTTCGCTCCCAAGGCTTCTTGGGCAGAATAGAGAAGGCGTTGAACTCTTGGTTGAGTTGCGACCAAACCTTTCGGCCATAGATTGCTTGATAGGTTCCCGCGGTGGTGGACAACAAAGGCGCGTCAGCCTTCAAAATGTCACCTGCTCCGTAGGAGTATCCGGTCTGAGAAGCGCCACCGTAATAGTAACGCTCCATGTCTTGAACTGTTCTTACATAATTTCGTGCCATCAGTATTCCCCTCCTTTGAGTGCTTTGCCTGCAAGTCGGTGAACATCGTCCCACGACATGTTTGCAAGTTCAGCAGTTTCGGGAATGGTAACGGTTGCGGTGTTCGCAGACTTTGCAATCATTGAACCGCCAGCAGACACATTGTCAATGCGTTCGTTGAGCGCGAGAACAGCCTTCTGCAACTCAACCATTGGTTCGCGAGCGTCAAAGTTGGCCTTGGCGATTGCGTCAGCCTCAGCCTTTTGCTCCTTGAGGAAGCGGTCGGTGAAGTGGTTGTTCAAGTCGGACTTGAATTGTTGCTCGGTAGCCGCGGCCTTGAACACTTCGTAAGCAGATTCAATCTCAGCCCGTGAAACATTTCCAGCGTTGAGGTATTCGCTCTTGATGACATTCTTGTTACCGCTTGGTGCGGAACCAAAGTTTGGTTGAGGGCGCTTGCCGGAATCGTCTTCGCCAGCCCCTTCAAGGGAACCCTGTCCGCGCATGTCGTATCCCGACTCGCCCGGTCCGTAGCCCTTGTTGAAGTGGTCGCGAGCCGCATTGGGGTCAAACCCTGCGCTCTTTGCAGTTTGCTCAAGCCACAATAGGTAGTCGCTCGTAATCATGTCGTCTCCTTTCGTCATTTTCTCATCCTCTTTGTCGTTTTTGTCTTCGTCATCGGAATACATCATGTCCTCATCTTCGTCGTCTTCTTCGTCGTCGTCCATTGGGGGCTTTTCCTTCTTGGGCATTCGCTCCTTTTTGTCGCCGTCGCCGTCAAGGTCGTTGATGTCGGGCATGAATCCTTTCTCTTTGTCTTCGTCTTTGTCCTCTTTCTCGTCAAGTTTCTTTGACAAGCGTTCAAGGACGCTTTGCAGTTCGCTCATTGTGTTGGTCATATTATCACCTGTGTCTTCCTTGAGGATGCGAAACTGCGCTTCGGGGTTGATACCCTTCTCACAAATCGTAACCTCATGGAGTTCCATGCGACGGATTTCGCGGTAGTCGCCGCGGGTTTGGTCGCTCTTGTTGACGCGCTCAAATGCTTGACCGCCGATAGAGAACGAGCGCAGGTTCCCTTTGCGGATTTCGGAAGCCACTTCGCGTGCCTTCTCAATGTCGCCGCGCAACTTGATGACGACGAACATGCCCGTGTCGTCCACTTCGGACTTCCACAGGCGACCGTTGGAGTCGGTGTAAGAATCAATAACGCTACCAACTTGAATGTTAGAGTGTGCGAGTTGCACATTGCGAAATGCTTCGGCTTTCATGAACTTGCTGAAAGCGTCTTTGAGTGCCGAGCGGGTGATGAGGTCGCCCTGCTTGTCAACCATCTCAACTGACGCGTATCCAGCAACAACCAAATCATCGCCGAACCCCTTCAAAATGATGGGGTCCGAGGAAGAAGAGGGGGCCGCAAGAATCGCCATTGCTTTCGCGACTTTACTTCATGCTATATCAATGAAACCCTCATTGAAGCGCGACGACACCATCATCCTCTAACACCGCTTCTTCGCCTTCTGTGCTTCGCAGTCGCTTGGTTTTCTTTTCAGTCGCGGGCTTTAACTCATCGTCTTTGCGCGCCGCGGGGTCAAAATCGGGGAGCGTTTCATCGTTGATGTTTTGAGTAGGTCCGCGCGGATGTTCATCGGGGGTTGCATATCCGATGCCCAAACCCTGCACACCTGTGCTGGTAATCTTCTCTTTAGCGAGATGTTCTAATCCGCGCTCCGCCAATTCAAGACCGCGCTTGATAACTTCCTCTTCCTCTTCCAGCACCTTCTTTGGTTTCTTGCTATGCCCTGCTGGTGGTTCGGGTTTGACCTCATCGTATTCGGGTTCCTCCACTTCTGCTTTCTTCAACAACAAAGCCGCTTGATACTCCCAATACACCTGTTGGTCTTCGGCTAAACGCACAAGGTATTCATTGCCCCATGTCGTGGTTTGAGGTTCAACAAACCAAACACCTTCTTCTTTGCGCGTCTTACAAATCACATCATCATCAAACGCGGGGAAGTTGATGACGATTTGCCCCTTCTTGATACCCACGCGTTGGGCGACATGTTGCTCACCAGCAAGAATCGCGAGCGTTTCAACGCTATCAGCGGCGAGCGGTTCGTTGTCCGTGATTTTTGCAGAGCGTATGCGGTAGACAGGATATTCACCCTTTGAAGCGCTGACGCCTGTGCAACGGACTGTGGCGAAGTCTCCGACATTCAAACCCCGCGGACCCTTCGCGTTGCCGACCATCATGTAATGCTCGCCTTCGTGTTCCTGTGCGCGCTTCCCGTAATTTTCGGGATGCATGAGTGGACCGACACCGACGGTGTAGTTTTTACCAGCGCGCGAAAGGATGACCACATCAACCATTTTCTCTTTGCTCAACAACACCCACTTGGGGTGGCGAGGCTCTCCTTTCATGTAAGTCGCGTTCGCATCGCGGAGAAGAATGTCAATGTTTTGCTCTCCCCGCAACCCTTCAATTGCAGTCTGCAATCCTTCATCGTCGCTACGCTTGGTGTTGATAGGTTCGGGCATTTTGATGTGTTCGCTGGACTCGTATTGAGCGCGAAGGTGGCGTATGCGGTCTTTCGTCGGCATGTTGTGCGTGTCCTCGTCCGCCGTCTTGAGCAAGTCAACAACAGTCATCAGTCCATCATGAAGAATCGCGTGAACCGTGAAGTCCTTTTCGTAGACCTTATCCGCTTCCTCCAAAATAGCCTCATCCAACTTCACCTCTCCGTCAACACCGTATGCCGTAATGCCTTTTTTGTCTTTGGTCGCGATAACATGTTCACCTTGCGGGTAGAGCGATATGACCCAATCGCCTGTGAATCCGCGCAGATGTTGCATGTCGTCTAAGTCAAATATCCGATGCATGAACTTGACAGGTTGAGGCTTTCCGTCTTCTTTGATGAGCAAGGTATCGTCAAGCGCGACATCAAGGATGTGAGACGAATAGTGAAACAACATTGGGTCGGTTGATTGTAGATTTTCAGTTCCCATCATCATTGCTTGATTTACAGACTGACCGAGCCTTTGGTTGTGATTTGGTTCATTCTCAAACGAACGATATGTTGGGAAGTATTTGTCACCGCGCTGACCATCGGTAAGAGGTTGTAGATTTGGATTAACGCGCCGCATCATGTTGGGACTGATGTAGAGTTGTTGTGGGGAAGGGGGGTTGTAGGTGTGAACATCCTCGTCCTCTAAAAACAACTTTCCGTTTTTGAATGAATCTGTCCTCACTTGGAAAGGTAGATGCGTCGGTAGACCAAAATCAAACTTTTTCGCCGCGCTTGTGTGAACAGGAAACACAGGCGCGTTTTTGAAGTCGTAACCGCCCAACGGGACTTTTTCGTCAACCATGCTTGATTTGGCTAAAATCCGAGTCTTTGTTTCATCATTAAGTAAATGAGCGAGGTTTCGCAACGACGAAAGTTTGTTGAAGTTCATCACCGTTTTGTAGTTTGGTTTGTTGTTTCTAAAAAACTTCATTCGTTTGAAATCCAAAGCCGTGTCACTTCCTTCTCGCGTTTGAATGTTTGCGTTATTAAGCAGATTGAAAATGGCTTCGCGCTCTTTTTGTAAGTTGATGGGATTGCCTTTTTTGTCAAAAACGCTTTCACCACCACTCCGAGTATATTCATTACCGTGGAATACACCACCTTC